TTCTGCCAAAAAAATCAGAAGCATTAGCCTCATCTTTAACTGTTTTTATATTAGGAAGAGGAGTAATCTTCATTCCTTCATCTATCATATACTCTAATACTGAGGCAATATATTTAGTATATGACGGGGTTTCTTTTTTATTTGTATCTTTCCAGTCATTATGGTTCTTTTCAGATTTATCTTGTGCCGATTCAAACATAGCTTCAAAAAGATTTTCCATCTTTTGATTCATAATTTCAGCTATAATATTATCTTTAAGCATTCTCATAATTTTAAATAGCTCCTCTCTACTAAGTTCATTAGGAAAAAAGTCAACAATATCATCTAAACTTCCTTTTAACGCAGCTTTACGTAAATCTGATGCTCTTACACTGCTACCTTGTGCTGATGGTATTACCAAACCTTGTACGTTGTTTGTATTACTAAACGTTGTAATTCTTTTTAAGTCGGTAAAATCACTTTCATCTCGAACACCTGTTATTGCATAAAAAGGATCATTAGAGTTTGCTTTTGCATAATCTTTTGCAGCAAACATAGGATTCTTTTCTCCATCTCTAACTTCAATACCGGGTAAATATTTAGCATATATTTTCCATATAGCCATCGATTCACCTTTTGAAATACCGTTTCTTTCTCCTCCTCCTGGAAATACTATTACTTTAGTAATCTTTTCAACTTTACCGGACTGACCAGCTAAAGCTTTTGTACCAGCGTCCGATGCACTATCTTTTGTGTAGATATGTCCACCATGGTTACCTTTCAATAGTCCCTTAACGACCTCGAAATGCCCTCTGTGTGGTGGTTTAAATGCTCCTGGGTATAATGCTATCATAGAAACGCTTGTACTTTTTGATCTATTTCTTGAGGTGATGAATGTTGTAATAAGTCTTGGAACTTAGGACTGTATATCATATCAGCAATACTATTTAATACTGCATCATTTCTTTCGTCTGAGCTTGCTTTACCTTGTCTATATTTTTTGACAGCATCTTTAAGTTTATCTTCTCCAGGACCAGCACCAATCTTCTGATAAGATTTTAAGAAAGTAGTTTTAAGAGCTTTGTCTTCTGATCTATTATCTTTATCCCAATCTACGTTAACAACAGCTTTGTTAAACTCTTGTTCCTCTTCTTGAGACATAACTACCGGTTTAAAGAAAGAGCTTTTACCGGCACCTGATTTATCGTTGTAAGCTTTTAAGTAATCCTTTATACCGGTTACTCCATTTTTAGCAGCAGTATTAAATGCTTCTATTTCTTTTTTAAACTCTCCTCCTCTATCATTTACAAATATAGAAAAATTACCTTTAAGTTTTCTTCTGAAGTCTTCTATTTTTTGATAAGCATTTCTCCAAGTAGTAAATACAGATGAAGCAGGTATATTTCTACCTCTTTGAAAGTTAGATATATAAGATATCATAGGATGAGTATAAACCATTACCATATAAACGTCATACCCGACTTTAAGAAGCTTATTTAAGTTCTCATCGAACTTAGCTCCTGAAGCTGTAGTATCCCATACTAGGCTAGTTTTGTTTTCTGCCGCTGCTAGTACGTCCTTCTCCACCTGTCGACTGGCTGCCCCGAGATTGTTGAAGTACGGGTGATCCTTGTCCTCGACGTATTTGTCTGGGTTGAACTGCTCTAGGCTGCCTAGATCTAGTTGGTTGAGAAGGTACGACTTCCCTGAGCCTGCTCCCCCTGCCATTATCACGGCTTTGGGTTTGTTGCGGTCTTCTAGGATTATTTGTGTTAATTTCATTTCTTCTGCCTATGTTTATTCTTACTCTATCTTCTTTTGGTTTTGGTCTAACTCCTGGGACTGCTCCTGGTCTAGGTCTTGTTTTCGGTTTAACCTTCGGTCTAATAGGTGTACTATAATTATTGTAATTATAATTCCAATTGCTGTAAGGTTGTTGAAACCAATAATAGTTCCACCTCCAATTATAGTCGTATCGCCAGTTGTTCCAGTACCAATTGTTATTGTAGTTAAATCTTGTATAGTTATCATACCTTTCTCTAATAAAATCTTTATAAGGAACCGAGACCGTGTCTCCAGCTTGAGTAACAGCTAGTATGCTTTGAATCCTAGAACCTTTATTTGTTGTTTGAAGCGTATAACTTCCACAACTATATAAAGATAGAAAAATTAATGCATATATCCAACTTTTTCTCATAGTTTTAGTGTCGTAGGGTAACTATTATAAATAGGTTCAGTTGTTGGGTTCTCTAACGCATAGAGTTTGTATATCATTTTAAACAGTTCAAAATTTTGGTCTATATCATCTATCTGTAGTAATTTCCATCCTTTACCTTGAATGACTTTTTTCTGTTTAGATGGACCTCTTGATTGAGCTTTTAGCCATAAAACACCAGTACGTTGTATTTCAATACCTTTGCTTTCTCCTAATGCTACTGCATACGATGCTAGTTGTAGATCAAATGATTTGTGTATACTATTGGATGTTTTGATGTCAAGTAACCAAGTCTCTCCGTTTATTTTACAGACTATATCTGCTGTACCTGCAAACTTATGCTCATCAGACCATACAAATTCTTCTGCTGAAATAAGTTCTGGTTTATAAGTCTTCCAAAAATCAGCAAACTTAAGTATCATTTCCCATACTATCTGAGAATATTTAGCTCTACCGTAGTCATCTATCCAACTAACTTCATTCCCTAAAATTAACTGTTCACATGCTTCGTGTACTTGAGTACCTTCTTTACCTGCTCTTCTCATTATAAGATCGGCGTTATGCCCAACGTCTTTAAGCCAAGACTCAAAAAACTTATTCTTGGGCATGTATTGGAGTATAGTTGTTACGGACGGGTAATATACTCCTTCGCCTCTCTTGTAAACTCTCCTATCAAGAAAGTTTATTTGCTGTAGTTGTGAATTAAAGTCCAATCTCTTTTTCTCGTTTTGTTCGAGAATATTCATTCCTTGTTTAATCAAAATATATATTTTTGTTAAAGGGTTTTTTGTTTAATAATAGGTAGTAAGTTTAAAGTGCGGTGGTTAACACCATTCTTACGTAAAGCATACCCCAATGCTAAACCTTCTCCGTTACCTATACCGGCGTATACATTTTCTTTATTTTTACTATTTTGTTCAAATAACCATCTTACTGATTCTAAAGCCTCAATAACTTTTGGTGTGTGTTTATTAACAGGTATGACAAAAACTCTTTCCAGTATTACTGATATGTCTTCTAATTTAATACCTTCTCCTTCTATAGCATCTAGTATATTATCAAAATAATTATCAGCTACATATTTACTTTTCCAATTTCGTAGTGCAAGAGCATTTGGTTTAACCCAATTACCTTGAGTATAAAAATGCTGTATTTTACTACTATCAAAGTAAGTTATATCTGTTGCATCACCGCATATAGATTTTATTCTTTTTGCATCTAAGTACATTACCGGTTGCTGTTTCTCTAATAATACTTCATATGTTAATTTAAATTTATCAAAGTATCTAAATACGTGATGTTCGTACCTACGTATGGATGCTTGTTTAAAAAACTTACTAACCCTATCTACTTCATCAGTAAATATTGTTACGTCTAAATGGTCACCTATTAAATGTGCGTCGGTAATAAGTTTATTAACATACTTAGTACCTTTTGCAATTAACACTAAATTATTTTTCATAGCCCTAGTTTATGTAACATTAAAGTGGATATATCTAACTCCTCTGCTAACTGTACATGATTAGTAAAAGACCTGAACCCCATATCTGAAGGATCTTTTTCTGGTAGATCAATCAAGAAGACTCTTTTACCTTCATTAGAAAATTTTTCTGCAATTTGTATAGCTTTTTTTCTAGCATCAATATCTAATGCAACGTATATATCTTTTACATTACTTGTAAGTATTTTTTTATATAATGATGTGTTGACACTTTTACCTAGTAGTGGGATAGCATTTCGTTTGATTGCCATCGCATCAAAAACTCCTTCACAAAGTACAATAGGTAAGTTCCAGTTAATTAAATTCTCAAAGAATATTATGTCTTTAGAAGTTTCTGGGTTTCGGTATTTATAAAAGTTGTTATCATAACTTCTTGCAACAAAGTAATTGAGTGTTCCGGATTCAGTATAACTTGGGATAATAATTCGTCCTCCATACTCTCCATTCGTTGTGTATCCAATACTATATTTAATAAAATCATTATCGGAAAGTCCTCTGCCATATAAGTATTTTTTAACTCTTTTTGCTGCAAATGAATTTACATCTGCATCGTAAAGTAGTTTATATTCTTCAGGTAAAGAAACAATGTCTTTACTATAATAATTAGTTTGTGCACCTTTAGGAAGGTACTTTAATACCTCTCTAGCTATATCAGGAGCAGTTTTTAACTGCCTTAAAAGTGAACGAATTGACCTACCTCTTGTTTCACACACCCAACACTCCCAAGGATTTTCTCCTTTCTCATTGGTATGAAAGTTAATTTCAAGTTTAGGTTTGTGATGATTGCAAAAAGGACAGTGGAAGGCATGATTATCTCTTGCTTTCTTGTGACTTTTGCCTAAAATATTTTCAATGGATCCTAAAAGGAATGTATAATCCATAAACCAGTCCGTATCTTATTATACAAGATAAGAACTTTATTTTAGATAAACAACCCTAAATTTCGTTATTTTGTAGAAGATCTCCGATAGCAGCTGATACTGATTGATGTAGTAATGTTCTGTTATCAATATCTAAATAGTCCTGTAGTTTATTTGTAATAGCTTCTGCTAATTTAAGTACATCCTCATCAGAAAGATCTAATTGCTCTCTTACTACAAATTTTCTATTTTCTAATATAATTTTTGATAACTTCATAATATTAAGTTTTAACTGACATCCATTTCAAAAGAACCGGCTTTGATTCCTTTTGCTTCTAAACCATCAATAACTTTTGATACTTCGTCATCGTGGTAATAAGCTCTTGTAGGTACTTCAACTCCTGTGGTCTTTTGAATAAATTCAATAGCCTTTTGGTGATCATCACCTCGTTGCTTTTCCCCATTGATACTAATAGAATATAGTCTGGCTCCATTTGTGTAGGTTAAACTAACCTCCAAATTGTCGTTCCATCCTTCTAATATAATCTTACTTAGTTTCATTTTCCTTGTCCTCTATAAGCCTTTTGGTAGTTTTTACTACTCTTTAACTTTGATGTTTTTGACTTGGCATGTACGCCTGGTCTTTTCTTCTTAGGTCTTTCTATGTAGTTTCCTAAATTTAATCCTTTTGCCATATCTTTACAACTAAATCACCAGTTCCTTTTATTAAACGGTGATATGTCTCTTTAGGTATAAATAGTTTGTTTTTTGTTAATACACGAGGTATCTCGTTATCTAGCTGGAATTGCCAGTCAGTGTCGTGAGTACATTCAACCCAACGATCTTCTTTATCTCTATGCCATACGAATTCAAATGAGGGAGTATCGTGAGAGAACTCTCTTATTGTATAACCGTCTTCTTTTTTTTCAGAATAAGGTCTACCAGTAACCTGAGAAGTTTGATGATCCACCTAGTGATTTCCAATAACGGCCTATATTACAAGACCAATAACCTGCTTTTGTTTTATCTTTCTTAGTTGCACATTTATGACGTGCTGCAAAAGAAGCTCTTGCTCCTTTCTGCTTAAACTTAACTGAAAGGCCAGTATCACCAAATGATACCTTCTTAACATTTCCTTTCTTTGACTTAACGTAGACGTAGAATTTTTTACTTCCACCTCTTTTAGGTTTGTTAAGTGCTACTTTTTTACCTTGGTACTCTGCTTCATTCATATAATCAACTGAAGCTTTTAACATATCAAAGCCAGAGTAATCAAAAGATTCATTCTGTAGTTTAACAGCTTTTCTAAAGT